CAGCTCGCGTATAAGATCTCTATGAACTCGATTTACGGGTTTACGGGCGCTTCGAGGGGCATGCTTCCATGCGTCGCCATCGCATCAACTGTTACAATGCGAGGACGACAAATGATCGAGGAGACGAAGAACTACGTCGAGGCCAATTTTCCAGGAGCGCACGTCCGGTACGGCGACACCGACTCGGTCATGGTCGAGTTTGACGTCCAGGGGCGCAAAGGGCAGGAGGCGATCGACTACTCGTGGGTTCTCGGGGAGCAGGCCGCCGAGCAGTGCACGAAGCTCTTCAAGGCGCCGAATGACCTCGAGCTCGAGAAGGTTTATTGCCCGTACTTTCTGTACTCGAAGAAGCGTTACGCCGCGAAGATGTACGAAAAGGCCAAGACGGGTGCGGTCGTCTTCAAGAAGATTGATATCAAGGGCCTGCAGGTGGTCCGGCGCGACAGCTGTCCGTTCGTTCGCGAGACGCTCAAGGGTCTGTTGGGGCAGGTTCTCGAGTCGAGCGATCCTCGGCCGGTCATCGACGCGGCTCGCGAGGCCGCCCGGACACTCATGCAGGGCCAGGTTCCTATGGAAAAGCTTCTGATGAGCAAGCAGCTCGCGTCGGCGTACAAAGTGCCGATGGCGCATGTCGCCGTCCGTGACAAGATCCGGGCGCGCGCACCGGGGTCGGAGCCGCAGCAGGGCGATCGCGTCCCTTTCGTGATCATCAGGGGCCCGGGCAAGATGTACGAAAAGGCTGAGGATCCCACTTGGGTCCTCGAAAAGAACTTGGCCATCGATTACCAATACTATTTTACGAACCAGTTCAAAAAGCCGGTACAGGACCTTCTCGAACCGCTCGTCAGTGCCGATGTGATCTTCGACAAAAAGTTCATGGTCAAGACGGAGAGCTCGACGGAGGTCGAGGCGCGCAAGGCGTTCCTGTCGATGTTCGCCAAAAAGTGCGTACCGCCTTAAAAGGTCGCTTAGTAGTAATGACATGGAACAGCAGATCCTGGGCTTGATCCAGGAAGAGGTGCGGCGGCGCGTCCAATTGCAGGTGGGTGCGACGCTCGAGCGAATTTCGGGTCTGTACGACATCCCGATGGAGCGGCTCGTGAAGGACACGGCGAATCTGGACATGACGGGGTGTCGCGGAGTGCTCGCGACCGGTGCGCGATGTCTCAAGATACCGGGCGAGAGCGGGTTCTGCAAGTTTCACACGCCCGGACCTACATGCAAGGGGTGCACGGCCACCGGCAAGCCATGCAGACGCAAAGCCTTCAGCGGTTTCTGCACCAAACACGCCGATCAAGCTCCTGCAGATGAGGAGCCGGAACTCAAGGCACCTTGGGAAACTTAGAGAATTCGGACGCTCTGAAATTAATGAATAAGTCTGAACTTCTCCTCACGAGTCTGATTCGGTTCTTTGAAGTACCGGAGAATCGTGAGAAGCTGCACTCTATTTTGGGTCGGGCCGCCAAGCCCCAGACGCCGTCCCTTCGCAAACTCGAGTGGTTCGTGACGAACTATTCGAAAAATCAACACGTGTCCTATACGGCCCCGAACGGCAAGATCTTCACCGTCCACGTCGCGTACAAGTCGAGCCTGGACGGGTACTCGAAGAAGCTCTTCGACCCATTCTGCCGAACGGCCCGCATCGAGTTTCAGGGTCTCGTGACGACCGTCGCCCAGCTCAACTTCATTCGATGGTGCATCACGAACGGCATCATCGAGTACCTACAGGAGGAGCTTAAATGTAAGGCAGAGAAGCAAACCCACCCTGAAATTGCAGAAGGGTGTATCCATAGTAAAACATATACAGATTGTATCCATTCGTGATCTGGGACGCATAGCTCGGATTGAACGTCAGAGAGAGCGTCGTTGTTTGTGAATTAAGCTTTGCGAAATTAAGATAACCACCCTGATTGTACTCCTTAGGTTTCAGACCGAAAGAATACGTGTAAATATTTTTTGAAGGAATACTCAGACCATGTTCCATAGGTTGCTTGAACGAATAGTACAGCGACCCCTGGAACGTACTCAGAATATCGATGTTATTTAAAGTAATTTTGGCGGTGTTAATCACGTCGACGAAGCGCGTCGTACCGGAAGGGAACGTCAGATTGATGCCGGACGATATGTAGTTGGTCGTGTAGCCATAGCTGTACCTTGAATCGGCGTACCTCGCGTTCGTCGGGTCCTCGTACGCTTTATTTCTAAAGAACCACGCCATCGTCTGGATTGGGTAGTTGGCCGTGAGCTGCAGGGAAGGGTTGTTCTGTGTGAACGTCAGACCGGCCTCCTTCTGGACGCGATTCACGATGTACTTGAGCGGTGTGTTCTGGTAGTACAGCTTTTCTTCATTGCCTAGGAGAATCTCTTCTGTGATGAGCTTTGGATTGATAAAGTCGACGATGGACGAAGCGTTAGACCACCATGTGGATGGGTGGAACGTGAAGCGCACGTACAGCTTCTGATTCCACATGGCGCACAGCGGGAAATAAGGCCGACGGAGGCGTTCGCGCGACTTGTTCGCGTGCGAGTGTCGGCGGCAGAAAAAGAACTCGAGCGGGATCACGACGTCGCCGCCTACGGACGCGTTCGATGCGAGCGCGACCTGCATAGCCTTTTGCTCGTCGGCGTCGAGCAAAATTTGATCACGAATTATGTACCAGTCGTCGTAGAGCGTCTCGATCGTCGATTCATTGACGAGCAGATCGACCTGCTTGAGAAAGGCCCGACCCCCCTCGGGTGAGTAAATGTTGCCGGTCGGCAGCGCCGGAAGCGTCACCTTGAGGTACATGTTCGAAAGGAGGTGGCCCATCTCGGTCGGCTTGAGTTCTACCTGGACCACCTGGTTCTGATAGTAAGGGTGAGGCGGGCCGAGTGGCGTGACGCGCTGGAACATGACAAAGTTGGAGTGCTGCTTGAACACAGGGTTCCACTGCGATTTAGTGACGTCATCCGTCAGGAGATACTCGTCCTGTGGGCCTATGGCCGAGAGCGCCAGGACCGAGCCTTGGCTGAATCCGCGATCCTTGACCTCCGGGAATGTGGGCGGCGGCTCGGGAAAGAGACCGACGTCATTCAAGTCCCGGAGAGGCGCGGCGTTGCCAATCTGAATGTTCGCCGGTGCCTGGATAGACGTGGCGTTCTCGGGGCGGGCCAAAAAGCGACCCGGTGTGTATTCGATCTTGGCGTCCGGTTCGTGAATTATAGCCGGAAATCCCTTGACGTTGACCTGTGCTGCATTCTCGGGGATGGTGCCGTCGACCGCCTGGAGGACCGCGGTCGTCACGCGGATGGTGTTGAACTGACTTTTCTCTTTATTCAACACGTTTTGAGGAATGTCCTGATTGAACTCGAGCACCTTCTGCGGACCGGAGAGCGTCGGGAGACCCTCGATGATCCAGCCAGCCTTCGTCCCGGCCGGCGGTGGCGTCGAAAAGTAGAACGTCGGGACCTGCTTCAGGACCTCATAGTATCCATAAATAGGCCCCGAGCGCTTAATAGCCAGTCGGCCCGGTGGATAAAGAGAGGCGGCCGTTACGAAGGTGACGGCTTGGTCGACTGACTGGTCCATGTCGCTCTGGAACGTGAAAGACCAGAGGTACTCTTCTTCAGCCTTGCCCTTTTCGTTCTTCACGGCCGTTACGATGAGTTGGCCGCGCAAGCCTGGTAGAGAGTCGATCAGCCAGCCTGAGCCCACGGGCGCCAAAGGCCAGTCGGTCACCGAGTAAAAGGTGGCCTCGGTCGGACCCGTCACCTTGTAAAACCCGCTGATACCCACAGGCGCCAATGGCTGGACCTGAAACATATTCTGGACCGCGGGCGGAGGTGGAGCCGGTGGGATGACTGCCGCAGTCGCAGCCTTGATGGCCCCTTTAGGATTTCTGAAAAAATCTCCAATTTCGAGACCAAATTTAAGAACCTGATCCTCAAGGGACTTGATCTTTGAAAGTTCAAGGTTCGCAAAATCGACTACGGGCGCTTGGGCCCTCCGCTCAAGCCTTAGTATATTGGCCATAGCTCACTACAAATCACTCAGATTATTCTTCCACAGCTGCACCACGCTCAGTGCTTTGAGAGCCGCGCGATCACTCGTCCGCTTGGCGACGAGCGCCGTCAGCTTGTCAACCTCCTCCTTCGTGTACTGGTACGTCTTGATATCCAGGAGCTTGGGCCACAGGTCCTCGGCATACTTATCACGCTTGAGCTGGGTGTGGATCTGACTCAGAGGCGTGTTGAAGACTTGGAGGCGCGGCGTCACGGCGACATCCCTAATGAATCTAGCCTTCTCGGACAACCACTGAATTTCATTGTCAAATTCACCGAGGAGCCAAGCCTTGCGCTTCTTGTACACCCCGAGCCGAACCTCCAGATAGTCGACCAGGATCTCCTCGGGGCTATTGTACTTCTTGACGGCGCCGTTCGGACCGATGAGGTACATGTTCGAGGTGTGGATCGTCTTTGTCAGGCCCAGTTCTTTGATCGGGTCGTCACCACCGAACCCCCAGATGCGAAAGTCGGGCGTCGTTTCGGTCGAGTGATTCTCGAACTTCTGGATCGTGCCCTTCTCGACCAGGTCATCCAAGTGCTCCTTGAAATCCTGTATCCATTTGCCCGGTGGGAGCTCGGTCACGTGGAGCTGCGTCCCCTCCTTG